TTTTCGTCCGCCGAGCTCGTTTTCGTCGAGTCCGGTGATTATGTTTTTCCGACTTCGTCGACCGACACTGCTGCGGCAAGCGCTTCGGCGTCTGAAACTCTGAAGCAGAGCGCCCTGGACGCATTTCTAGATAAGTTTGATCTTTCCGGCGCCCAGGATTTCGTGAAAGCTGCCGTCACGGGGAATCTTTCGAAGTTCTTCGAGCTCAGCGACTACAAGGAGCTCTGCCGGCTGTTTTCAGTGTCCGATGAGATGTCTGAGCTGTCGGCCAAAGCGATTTCCCTTGTGAGCAGCGATGTCGAGGTGTTTGCGAAGACCGTTGCCGACTCCTTCGGGTATTCGAGGCTGGCCTACAGCGTCAACAACTGGAGGCGGGTGACGAGGCTTTTGAGCCGTCTGGTGAGATCGCCAGAGCCAAACAACGATTACCAGACGGGGCAGGTTTCCGATGAAGAAGCGAGAACGACAGCTCAGTCTTCAACCCTCCAGTCGCTTGCTCGTCAGACGCTGCTTGCTGAGGCCGTTTCGGCATCGGCCAAAGTCGGCGGCGATGAGGATACGGCGGAGGGCGGCATAGCCTACGAGGACATGATCGCAGTACGCGACCAGGTTCTTGCGGCGCTCGACGCCGAGATGCTGGAGACTGATAGCGACGATGTCTATTTGGCTCTGGAAGACGCCCGAGCGGCCGTGTCTGAGGACATGACGACCCGGGCTCAGGACTCCGCGCGGTTAATATCTGTTACACCTCCGGATGTACAGCCTGCACTGGTGGTTGCCTATAATTTTTATGAGGATGCCGCCAGGGAGAAAGAGATCATCGACCGCAACGGCATCCGGCACGGCGGGGTCGTCCCCGCCAGGGAGCTGAAGCTTTTGAGCAGGTGACTGCCATGAAAAAGATCCTTGCTGTTGCTGCTGTGCTGGGGGTACTCTTAAGCGCGAATGCGTTTGCCTGTTCCACTTATAGAGGGATTTATAAAATAAATTCTGCTGGGGAAAAGGTCATTGTTGGTATGGAACGCGTTCCTTTAAAGGTTTGTCCAAAGTATGTATACAATGGCACGAAGGAATCAAACTCAAACAGTTCCACTCAAAAAGTAGAATCTGCGGTTACGAATAGGCCAAAAACATACACCTATCTTGGTAAAAACATTAACGACCAAATAGAGTTGCGAGATGATCAAACTGGAGATACGGTTTTGATCCACAAGTGAAATAGTTTCCTTTGGCTTTAAGGGCGCACCAGAAATGGTGCGTTTTTTTTATGGATAAAACCAATATCGTTACCCTTTTCGTTAGCGGTAAAAAATATACGGGATGGGATTTCGTTCAAATAGATATTAGTTTTAATTCTTTTGCCCGTGGGTGCCAGTTAACCGCTACAAGGCAATCAAGGTCCGCAAGTTTATGTAAGGGAATTGAAAACGGACTGTCTGCAGTTGTGAAAATTGGCGATAATACTGTTTTAACAGGCTATATAATTTCAAAAGAGGTTTCTTACACAGATAAAACTGTAAATATATCTATATGCATTAAAAGCAAAACTATTGATTTGGAAGAATGCTGTATCCCATTTGGAAAACCACACAAATGGGTAAATACAAATATATTTATAATAATTAAAACAATCGCTGGCTATTATGGGATTTCAGCTTTTACTCAGCATGCAGAAACAGATACGGCAACAACTGTTGATTTTTCAACGCATGAAACAATAAGTGAAGGGTTGTTAAAAATTTTAAGAAACCATTCGCTTTTAATTTGTGATGATGAAAACGGGAACCTTGTTGTTTGCGCCTCGGGATCAAACGGCCATGCAACAGATGATTTGAAATTTGGCGTTAATGTTTTGTCTGGTAAAAGAAATCACGATGTTTCTAACGTATTTAAGCATTATGTCGTAATTGGGCAAAGCACGGATCCGAAAAGCGAAAAAACAAAACCAGGAAACGCCGTTAATGGCTACTCAGATAACGATTATTTCCCGAGAGAACGATGGAGCGTAACGGAGCAGTCTGGAAACCGTACCGCCGCGGAACTGCAGGCCCGTGCCGGTCTTTTGGCAACGAACTCTGTAGGCAATGCGGATGTTCTCACTTACAGCGTTCAGGGCTGGAGGCAGAGCAACGGTGACCTGTGGAAAATAAACAGTCTCGCGCGCGTTGTCGATCCGATGCTCGATGTCGAGCAGGATTTGCTGATAGCCAAAATTTCGTTTCGTCTCAGCAATTCCGGCGGGTCTACCACGGAACTCACTCTCAAAGACAAGAACGCGTTTTTGATCACGGACCTTCCTGAAATAGAGAAGAGCAAGAAGAACGTAGCGAAGAACGCAGCGAAGAAGGCGCCAAAGGGAACGACATTCTTAGCCAAAGCGGGGTCCGGACGATTATGAGCAGCGGTTTGATTGATCTGATTACAAGGGGTGTTCTGATGGCGAAGAACGCCGCCCGAAAGATGCGGACGGTGCAGGTTCAGCTCTTCGCCGATGACCTGAGGGACGATGTCGAGCATTTTGAACCGTATGGATTCACCTCTGAGGCCAAGACAGGAGCCGAGGTGCTTGCCGCATCCCTTGCCGGAGACAGAGAGCACACGATCGCATTCTGCATCACCGACCGACGCTACCGCCCCACGGGGCTCAAGGACGGCGAAGTTTGCGTTTTCGATGATCTGGGGCGAAAGGTTTACTTCTCCCGATCCGGGATCGTTGTCGAGGGCAAGGATTCGCCGGTGACAGTAAAGAGTTCTGGTTCTGTGACGATTGACGCTCCTGAGACCACAGTCACGGGAAAGCTGATCGTGAATGGGGACATTCATGGCAAGGCCCAGATTTACGACTCGAAGGGCCGGATGCAGAGTATCAGGGACACCTACAACGGACATACGCATAACGGCGGCGTTAGCCCGGATCAAAAGATGTGAGGTGAAGATGATTGATTACGACAAACTGGCAGAAGATGAAGCGCAAAGACTTTTTATGAAGATTTTTGCCAAAGGCTTTGTGGCTGGTGGCGTGACGGTATTTATCTTTGTTGTTCTGCTTGTAGGCGTGATTTTTTGCGTTTCTTATTTCATGCGGTAAATCTGCGCTCTTTACCGCCGAGGAAAAGTAAAACCCAGTCAGACGGGCATCTGGCTGGGCTTTTTTATGACCTCAACAGCACTGAGGACATATGGAAATTATAGCAATGGTGATCTTGAAACTTCTCGATCCTGATCAAAAACTTCGGCTGTGGGGAAGAGTCCTTCCGTGGGTCTTTATCGTCTGTCTGGGGATGGTCGCCGCGTCCTTTTCGTGGAGCTTGGTCAAATGATTCTGATGCTCAACGGCGTTGAATCAACGCTCTCAGATTTCTGCGATGACGATTTGCGAAGGGCTGTGTACAACAGCCTTTTTTCATGGGCGCGGGCTTTGGATTCAGACGAACTCCCAGGGGACTCGAAGCAGGGCTGGTGGGGCGACACCTATGCGGATGATACGGGCGACCATTTCGGATCGAAGCTTTGGCTGCTGTCCCGCTCGAAGGTGACGCAGGAGACCATGCTTAAAGCTCAGGAATACGCCGCGGCGGCGCTGCAGTGGATGATAGATGACGGCATTGCCAAAAGCGTGGACGTTTCCGCAGACCGAGGGGGCGCCGACCAGCTGAATCTAACGGTCACGATTCAGAAACCGAGCGACGCAGACCTGATCGGCATGAGGTTTCAAGACATTTGGAGCGAATGATGGCATTTGTTAGACCAACACTGCGGGAGCTGATTTCCCGCATAAGCTCGGGAATCCAGTCGCGCCTGAGCGTTCCGCAGGTGCGCAGAAGCAATGCGACCGTTTACAGCCGGGTGCTGGCAGGAGCGAGCCATGAGCTGCACGGCTTCATTGAGTACGTCTCCAAACAGATTTTCGTCGACACGGCGGACTCCGAGCATCTCGACCGCCATGCTTCAATCTTCGGGATCACAAGAAAGGCCGCTTCAAAAGCCTCTGGAACGGTGAAATTCAGCTTTCAGGACGGCGTTGTGAACATACCCGTAGGGACAATTCTGCAGGGCGGAGACGAGCAGCAGTTCCAGGTGACGGTCGCTCCGAATGCGGAGGGTGTTGCCTCCGTTGAGGCCCTGGTGGCGGGAGAAGCGGGCAACATCGAATCCGGCGATACGCTCACGCTGATCTCGCCAATCGAAGGCGTTATTTCCGAGGCTGAGTCCCAAGGTATTGCGGGGGGCGCTGATGCGGAGGACGACGAAAACCTGCGAGCCCGTGTTCTTGCACGGCAGCGGGAAACGCCGCATGGAGGTACTTCGTCTGACTATGTCCAGTGGGCCCTGGCTGTACCGGGAGTGACAAGAGCCTGGTGCTATCCGCTTGAAAATGGGGACGGAACAGTAGTTGTGAGGTTTGTCTGCGACGATTTGGCAGACATTTCCCCGACGTCAGAAATGGTGAAGCAGGTTCAGTCCTATATCGATTCAAAACGCCCGGTGACGGCTGACGTAACCGTCATGGGTCCGACGCTCAAGGCGGTCAATATCGAAATCAGCACGCTCACCCCGGACACGTCTGACGTCAGGGCGGCGGTTGAAGCCGAGCTTAAGGACCTGTTCATGAAGGAGAGCGAACCCTCGAGGAGCATCTATCTTTCGCACATAAGAGCGGCCATTTCAGCCGCGGCGGGAGAGGTTGACCATGTCCTCGTGTCTCCGACTGCCAATCCGACAGCGGGAACAAATGAGCTTCTCACGCTGGGGACGATCACATGGAACTGACAACGCAGGCAGAGTATGCCCGGATGCTGAAGCAGCTTCTTCCTCCGGGCCCAGCGTGGCCGAGGGGTGATGCTACATCCCTCATGGGAATGATGATCGAGGTTTGGGCCGAGGAGTTCAGCCGCGTTGATTCCCGAGTGCGGACGCTGATGCGAGAAGCCGACCCTCGCTTCGCGGTGGAGACGTTTGAGAACTGGCTGGACGACTGGGGATTGCCTGACGACTGCATTCGAGCCTGGTCCAGTGCCAATCAGACGACGCTGCGCACACTGCTCATGTACAAGATCAAGAACATCGGCAGGCAGGATCGGTCCTACTTTGTCGAGCTTGCAGAGATGTTCGGATACCGAATCGTCATCGATGAGTTCCGCCAGCACTCCGTGCAGTCAACCTCAATGGACGCTGTCTGCGGGGAGAACTGGCGGCACATCTGGCGGGTCGACGTAATGACAGGGGCCGGGTCGGTTATGGGGTACCACAACACGCTGGGGCCGGTGAACGAGGCGCTCGCCTGGTGGGGCGACCGACTTATTGAGTGCCTGATCAAGCGATACGCGCCAGCGCATACAGATTTGTACTTTGGCTATTACTCGTTCAAGGACGATGCAGAAGACATTAACCTGCAGATGATGAGGAGAAAGATCAATGGATAGGATTTTCTTGAGCGGCGCGGTTCAGAATGAGCCCACGGTTCCTGATGACCTGCAGACCGGATATCCGACCGATGGATCTTCTGGCGGCGGCATTCAGGCAACCGTTCCGGGCGCCCAATGGTACAACGCGATCACGATGGAGCTGATCAATGCGATCAAGGGCGGCGATCTGACCCCCGATCGCCACGACAACAGCCAATTGAACGCCTCGATCGATGCGAGGATCAAGAAGGTTGGCGAGGCTCTCACGGCCGCAGTTGCCAAGCTTCAGGACAAGGTCGCTCAGGTTGAAGTGGTTCCTCCCGGCATGATCATGTTCTTCTCGAATACAACCGCGCCGAACAGCAACTGGCTCATCTGTGATGGCCGGGCGGTTTCCCGCACGGCTTACGCCAATCTGTTTGCAACGATCGGAACGAGATTTGGCGGCGGCAACGGATCAACCACATTCAACGTGCCGTATCTGATTGATCGGGTCGCATGGGGAGGCGTTGGGAACGTGGGCGAATACAGGCAGCCGGGGCTTCCCAATATTACCGGAACGTTTGACGGTAACGCCGATGATGGCCAGGGATGGAAGACTGGAGCTTTTTATTTGAGCGGATCGAGCTCTGGCGCTAATGGTGATGGCAAAGCAAGGAGCGGCGTCATTGCGTTTGATGCCTCTCGCTCCAATGGCATCTACGGCCGAAGCAACACGGTGCAGCCCCCGGCCTGGGTGTTGCTGCCCTGCATCCATATCTGAGGAGCACGCATAAACAACAAGCCCGCAAGGAGGTTGCACTCCCCGCGGGCTCTTTTTATCAGGAGGAGACGACTCCCGATGAAGATCATTTTAGCAGGGCTCGATATTGGAGGATTGCTTGAGATGGAAGAGCTTACATGGCAAGCGGCCGCCTTCCTGATCCTTGGACTTATCGGAATGGGGGCCGCCGTTGCGATCTTGTGGATCAAGGCGGCCTCGATGTTTCTGCGCCTTAAGGAAGATCTGAGAGGAGGGAAGAAATGACACGACTCAAACCCACTCTTCTCGCCCTCTCTGCCTCCGGCCTCCTCGCCATCGCCGGATACGAGGGCTACAGCGCAACGGCTTACAAGGACACGGGCGGCATCAGCACGGTGGGCTTCGGGCACACGGGTCCCGAGGTGAAGCCCGGGTCGCGGGTCACGGTTGTTCAGGCGCTCAACACGCTAGGGAAGGATGTCGGAAAGACCGAGCGAGCCCTCCAGTCGTGCTTCGGTGATGACGTGCTTCTCACGCATGGCGAGTGGGACGCGTACGTGGCGCTTGCGTACAACGTGGGCGCAGGGGCCGTGTGCAAGTCTTCGATCAGGCCGAAGCTCAGGGCCGGGCAGTATCGGGCGGCGTGTGAGGCTATCCGTAGCTTCAACACGGCGAAAGGGAGGGCGCGGCAGCCTGACGGCACGGTGGTCGTGCGCCGGGTGGTGAGCAAGGGCCTGACGAATCGGCGCAACAGCGAGTATCAGAAATGCGTGCAGGGAATCGAAAGCGAACAAATATCCCCATGATTCCTAATGATTCATAGAATTGTGGATTATTAACAGGAGAGGCTAAGGTGAGTAGTGAAAGCACATGGAACTTTTTCGCGTTTATCGTTGTTCCTATTTCTGGTTTTGTAGCGGGGGCGTTTCTTTCCTTTCTGTTTTTGGCGGGGGATTCGTCCAACAGCAACCAAAAGGCCAAGAAGTTGGAGACTGAGTTGCGCGTAGCCGAACAGCAACGGGACACGTGCCGCCTGCTAGTAAACAGCATGGAGCAGGGGGCGAAGCAATGACATATGACCGGGCCTTAACGATTGGCCTGTGGGCCATGTTCTTGATCGGCTTTGTAACTGGCGGGTTTGCGTTCGGCAACTACTACAGCTCGAAGGCTGACCGGGCCGAGGCTCAGGCACAGGAACGTATCGCGGCGCAGGAGAAAGAAAGCTATGAGGTTTACGCAAAGCAGCAGGACGCGCTCATGGATGCGCTCGCCCAGAGGGACAAGGCTCTTGCTAGCGTCCGCGCTCTGCGGGCTGACGCTGGCAGGTTGCGCGACCAACTCAGCGCCCGCGCCGAAGCCGACAAGGCCAGCGGTGCCGGAGACGGTGGCGGCGAGCGCCTCGCCCGATGCGAGCGACTACTCGCGGAGGGTGTCGGACTGGCTGGCGAAGGTGCAGAGCTATCTCGCCGAATAGCGGCCGACAAGGACGCTCTGGCGGCGGTCATCAAGTAGGTAGTGCCCGGGATCCCCCGGGCTTTTTTATGGGAGGTTCGCGTGTGCGATTTCACCAAGCCGGGCGGGATGCTCAATAGCATCGCCGCCTTTTTTTCTGAGCCGACATTTCGCAAGGGCACTCCGGCTTATGCGGTATCGGGGTGCAATGTTTTTAATATTTCGGTGCCTGACATGGTTGCAACAATCACGCTCATTTACACCATTGTCCTGCTGATCGGCGCAATCCCTGGCGTCTGGAAGACGTGGGATTTTTTCAAGGCTCGTTGTCATCACAAGGATGAAGGAGACAAGGAGAACAAATGAAGAGGCTTTATTACTCGGACGCTTCGGATACGCCGCCATCGCCTCCGAAGAACCCGATCACTACGCAATACCCTCAGGACGGCAACAAGGCAACGAAGAAGATGCCTACTGTGATCGGCGCCTACTGGTATCACATGATCACGGAAGAATTCATGGCCGTGATCGAGCAGGCTGGCCTTGAGCCGTCCATCACAAATCTACATCAGCTCGCTGATGTCTTCGCGGATTTCAAGGAACGGGCTTCTAGAGCCGAGGCCTTCAAGAATCAGGCTGAGGCTGCGGCTGATCGCGCGGAAGCTGCGGCAAATGGCGTTGTTTCTGAAACTGCTGAGAAGATCAAGCAGATTCAGGATGAGGGGAGCAAGCAGGTTTCCTCCATCACCGCCAAGGGCGAAGCTGTCAACAGCGACATTGAGGCGGGCAAGGCATCTCTTCAAACGAAGCTCGAAGAGTTGATTGCTCAGCTCGATGCCACTGGCGGCGAGCAAGCGAATTACGTCAAGGCTCAGGCTCAGGATATCCTTGACGCAATCAAGACGAGCGAAAAGAACGCCAAGACATATGCTGACAATGCGGCGGCAAGCGCGGCTTCGGCTTCCTCGACCATCAGCGATGGCAAGCAGGCCATTTCTGATGCCAAAGACGCGGCGGTTGAGGCTGTTGGCAATGCTCAGAAGACGTCCGTTTCTGCGGTTCAAGCGGCTCAGAAGACGGCAACGGATGCCGTTGCGGCAAAATCCAGCGAGGCTCAAACGGCAATCGCGAACGCTCAGAAAGCCGTTGATGCCTCTGTGAGCGCGGCTTCTGCTAGCGCAACTGCGGCCAGCAAATCTGCAACCGCGGCGAAAGCGTCCCAGACTGCCGCGGCTTCAAGTGAATCGAATGCGGCGGCATCGGCAGAATCGGCGTCTGATTCAGCGAACGCGGCACAGTCTTCTTCAGTATCGGCGGCGGCGTCCAAAACCGCGGCAAGCGCCTCTGCGGCAACAGCTACCACCCAGGCATCGGCGGCGGAAGGCTTCGCAACGCAAGCCAAGGCGAGTGCAGAGAAAGCCGCATCAATAGCCCCCGAATCCTATACCACAGTCGAAGTTTTCAACTCATTCATGACCTCGATTTACGAGGCATGCGATGAATTCATCAAAGGAGTGTAACTATGACGGTAACTTTTACAGACCTCAAAGCAAAGGTCAAAGAAGCGCTTACTGCGTGCAAGTCAACGATTGAGGCGGAGCTCGATAACTATGCTCTCTCTTCAGCACTTGCGGAGTACGCGAAGAAAGCGGCAACGCTCGCGGGCTACGGCATCACGGACGCCTACACCAAGTCTGAGGTTGATAGCAAAGTAGCCGCCGCGGGCTCTGGCTCGTCGGTGGACCTCTCTAACTACTACACCAAGTCTGAAGCGGACGCAGCGATTACTACAGCGATTTCCGCGATCACTGACGGCGATGCGGCGGGGTATTAAACCATGACGAAAGTTCTGACAGATCCGAAGTATTACACAGCGATTGCGAACGCTATCCGAGCGAAGAACGGAAGCACGGCGATCTATAAGCCCTCAGGCATGGCGGCAGCGATCTCGGCGATCCAGGTGGGGGGCGGGAGTGCCGCCATGTATCCAAAGGTCAGGATCAAACCGACGGAAAACCAGGTGATCCGGGCGACCCCCAAAATTAGGTCGGACATAAACAGCTCCATAACTTCTAATGATACAGATTCGGATGGGGATGGATATGTTGATTTCGATTGGCATTTGTCGCACGGCACCCCTATTCAATTTGAGGTAGCCGTTTCCGCCACCGACAACAGCAAGTATGTCTGTGGGAATCTCATCGTGAATGGAGAGAATATCGGCTCAACAACAGCGACCCTGGATATTGATAAAGACCTCACCATTGAGGCGGAAGACGCTCGGCTGATAAGTAGCTTTATGCCTGAAAGCTATGCGGTTCTGTATTCGAGGAATGCAAGCGACCATGTGCTGCGGGTAGTCTCTCCGTCACTCTCCGGAGGCGAAGAAGCCGGTACGGCTGTAGTCGAAGGAACTACCTCGCTGCTGTGCAACGTTACAGATAATGCATTTAATGTAATCAACGGGCTGAAGTTGTTCGTAATTGATGGCGGTCAGCTTCAGGAAATTTCTATTACCCTGCAAAAAGGTACCCCTGTTTCTGCAGACGTATCTGGAGGAGAGCCGATGGCTATCCTTGCGGCCTCAAGAAAGGAAGCAATGGCCATTGTGGCCGGCCTCGGTTTTTAGTTGGCTTCAAAGAAATCACAGCGCAGAGCGCAGATGAAGGGAACGGAGGAGGAGATCGGCGCTTACGCCGGTCTCCCCGGGCAGATTGTCATCTATTCAGCAGGGTCAAAATTTTTAAGGCCTTCCGTATTTATCATGGCAACCCCTTAATTATCATGGCTGGGCAGCGTAACTTATAAGTTACAGCGTGCCAAGACAATAAGCAGAGACTATTGCGCTTATGGTGGATCTGATTCCTGATTTTTCATCCCGCGTTTTTCTGGCGGTTGGCGGGATTCTGGGAGCCTTGTGCTCCTTTCTTTTTGGCCCGGTCGATGACGCCATTCAGTGGCTCCTTGTTTTTATCGTGGTGGACTACCTATCGGGAACCTTTGCGGCTTTAAAGAGCGGCCAATGGAACTCCAGGACTGGATTCATCGGGATTACCAAGAAGATCATCATCCTGAGTCTCGTAGCGTTGTGCCATGGACTCGATACCACTTCGGTTATACCTTTCGTCAGTGTCAGGGATGCGGCGGTCTTTGCTTTCTGCCTGAACGACTTTGGCAGCATTTTAGAAAATATTGAGCGCATGGGGTATGGGTCAATCATCCCGGCGCCGATCCGCAAGATGCTGAAGGCGATGGAAGAGCGGTCAGAGGCGATGGCGTCAGATGTGGTGAGTGGTGGAGAGATTCACCGGCAGCACAGAGACGAATAGAAGGATATCAAACGAAAACCCTCGAGAGGAACGAACTCCCGAGGGCTTTTTTATCCCACCTTACACAGAGGAACTTATGCACAACGCCAGTATAGCTGAAATTCAAAAACTAAAGCAAGAGGTTGGTGTGCTTATGGATATGCAGAAAGAGCAGGAAATTGAAAGGCGTGTGCGGGCCGAATCTTGTCCTTTGGCTGACAAAATAAGGAGAGATCATGGCTGAAAAGAAAGAATTTTCGGTGTGGGACCCGGCAATTGCGGTCCCCTTCATTAAGTCGAACGAGGGGTGTCGGCTGGCTTCCTACCGGGATCCTGCGGGGGTATGGACTGTGGGTTATGGCTCTACACGCCTGGCATCTGGGAACCCTGTCATCAGGAACATAAAGATTACTCAAGAGGAGGCAGACGAGCTTCTGGAGTCTGAGCTTTACCGTCTTCGTGATGTGCTGTCCCGATCTGTCAGGGTCGCGGTAACGCAAGGGCAGTTCATCGCTTTGTTGGATTTTGCATACAACTGTGGTGCTGGGGCACTCCGCAGATCTACTCTCCTCAAACTTTTTAATGCCGGCAAGGTAATTAATGCGGGGTATGAATTCAAGCGTTGGGCGCGAGCGGGAGGGAGGGAGCTTCCGGGGTTGGTAAGGAGACGAGAGGCAGAGAAGGAGCTCTTCCTCAGTTAAAAGAAATCCCCGGCAAGAGCGGGAACTCTTCCGGGGAATGGCAATTTGTACGCACAAGGTTTGTACATGAAAAATTATATCAAGCGCAATGAAAATTTGGGGCAGCGTATGAGAGATATGGAACTTAAAGAGGCATTTTTCAGAGGCGTAGCCACTGGGGTTAAGTATTCAGCTCTTGCGTTTGCTGGTGCTACAGGGCTTGTCTATACGATTGTTCAAATCGTGCTTGCTTTGAAATAACCGAAAACAGAAACCCCCGGCAAAAGCCGGGGGATGACGAGAAGCGAGGACGTAGGGCAAAAAGGAGAAAGTTCTCGTCCCAGCCATTATAGCTATATTAATGGCCCAGGTTTGCCTGATGATATAAAAAAGCCCCGGGAAAGCGTGTGCTCTTCCGGGGAGGCCAATCGACTGATTTGATAAAACCACGGTAAGGAAATAAACCTCACGCGAAGCATTATAGCAAGGTTGCAGAGGGCAGGGGCTCCCTTTTGGGTAGCTCTTCAAGAAGCTGATTGAGTTTTTATAGAGGCAAGTATGGGGAAAAGGGGGCTAGTCATTACCGGCGTCATCATTGGCGCTTTGATAGCGTCTGCGTTCTGGGGGTACTCCAGGGGGAGATCCTCGACGGCGGAGAAGTATGAAGCTCAGATCAGCGAGCTTAAATCTGATTGGCAGAAGCAGACCAGGGCGGTAGAAAAGGAGGCGCAGGAACGCTATGAGAAACAATCAAGACAATTGGCTGATGCGCTTGCCGCGCGAGACAAGGCTTTATCTGACGCTCGCGCTGTGCGGGTTACTGCTGTCCGGGTGCGCGACGCCGCAGACACCAGAGCCAAGAGTGATCTGCAAATCGCCCGAGATACCGGAGACCGTACTCAAGAGCGCCTCGCCCGATGCGAAAGCCTACTCGGAGAAGGCGCAGAACTGGCTGGGGAGGGTGCAGAGCTTCTTACAAGAGTAGCCGCGGATAAGGATGCTGTTT